CAGCAGCCGTTCAAAGCAGAACTGGCTGAAGATGCCGATGGAGCAGCCCGGGCAGATAGAGGCGTAGTCCACGCCGTAGTCGCTGCCGCCATCGCTGAAGGGGTGGTCGGTCCGGAGCCCGGAGGCTGTCATCTGGCTGACCATGCGGCGGACCAGCGTGTTGTAGTCATAGGCGCCGTTGGCCATGCCGGTGATGGCGTCGTCCAGGTAGCCATTGTAGACGTCAGCCAGGGGCGTGAAGACTTTCCCGCCGTGGCCGTTGTCCAGCATGAAGCCGGTGCTCCTGGTGATGTTGTAGAGCTCCTCGCTGGACTGATGCACCAGGGCGTCGGTCAGCTGCTGGAGTTCGGGGTTTTGTTCGTAGGGGATAAACTCCTTGCCGATCTGCTCGTAGAGGCTGCGGTCGCGGGTATATTCCCGCTCGATGACCTCAGCGTAGAGCCGGCGGACTTCCTCCTCGTTTCCGTCCACGGCCTTCCGGATCAGGTCCTCAATGTCCTGGGTGCTGTTGCCCAGGATGATGAGGCGCTGGATCTGCCAGTCGGCCGAGTCGGTGATTGTGCCGGCCTTCCGGATCCGGCGGATGATGTCGTCCATGATCGCCATCTCCAGGTCCCGGAAGCGCTTCTCGACGCCGGCAGCCAGTAGGTCGTGGTAGCTCTGATCCATTACATCAGAACGCCGGCGGACTGGTCAGGCAGCTTACTGGCTGCGACTTCCTCCGTCTCGCCGTACCATTTCGCGCGGTACTCCGGCAGGCCCATGGCGCCCATGGCGACGTCCTTGCGGTCCTCGGCTCTTTCCGTCTGCTTGTCTTCGATGATGGAGTCGTCGAAGTCGATCACGATGTCAGTGTTCTCCGCCAGGCCGGACACGTTGGCAGTCTTACCCAGGCGGATGATCGTGCGGATCAGGTCGGTGAGAACGTCCTGAAGGATGATCTCATGCTTGCGGATCGTGCGGTACATATCGGAGTTTTCGCTGATGACCTGGGTGGCCGTCGCGACCGTGCCACGCTCGAAGCGGTAGTATTGGGTGCCGAAGCCGCACTTGAAGGAGAGCAGATTCAGATCGTTGTTGATGGCCTGCTCGTGCTGCTCGGTCCTCAGCTCCATGTTGACCTCGTGCAGCGCCTCCTTGGTGTTCTTGAAGTAGTCCTCCGGCAGCGTATAGAAGACACTGTCGTCGGGATCGAATACCTGGGAGCCGCTGGCGTCGGTCAGCATCTCAGGCGCCACGAAGATGCGCTTACGACCGAGGGCGAACTCGTTGGCGTAGCTGTCGTACTCCAGGTCGATCTTGGCCAGGACGTCGATGCTGTTGGCGAAAAGCGCCACGCCCATCGGGTTGGTGTCGTCCTCGTCCACATTGTTCGCGATGTTCAGCTTGTCGATGATGAACTGGGGCTGATTGGAGCCGGTCTCGACTCTGGCAGCCAGGCCCTCGAAGTACGGGATCGCGTTCCACTCGGCAGGCGTCAGATCTCGACCAGCGCCGGAGGAACACTCCACGACGCTGTTCTCGATGACGTACTGATAGCCGAGATCGTTGCCATCCTTGTCCTGCCAGGGCTCCAGCTTATGGTGTTGGAGCTGGACGTACTTCTTGCGCTTGTAGGTCTTCGGAAAGGCGAAGATGACCTCGGTGATCCTGGAGTTCTCCCAGGCCGTGGGGTAGATGTTCTTGGCCACCACATAGTCCAGCTTGATGTCAGCGCTCAGGACGCTGCCGTCTTCGGCCACTTCCATGTTGGTCAGATACGGGACATAGGCCACGGTGCCGCAAGCAGCCTTGCGCTCCTGGTACTCGTTGCCCTGCACGGTGAAGTTCGCAGCATCGAAAACGCTGCGGACGAACTTGGCCGTGGTCTCGTCCTTGATGGTAATGGTGACGCGCTCGTTCAGCAGCAGGTCGCTGATGTCCTCGCAGATCTTCTTCGCCATGCCCAGGCTCTTGCGATGGCAGCGCTCATACTGCCCGGTGCCATGGTAGACACGGTACTGGTGGAAGCGCTTGACGTTCGCCCTGTACCAGCCGTCCCACATGGCGATCTTGCTGTAGAAGGAGCTGTCGATGGTGTCGATGCCCTTCTTTTTGAAATACTCGAAAATGTTCATTTTATGGCTCCTTCCGGCTCCTCCTCTTTATCCCTAACGGGCAGGTAGTTCTTGATTTTCGACCACATTCCCATGACCAGGTAGCGGATGGCGTCCATGCCATGGTCGTCCTGCTTCACGGGCTCCTCGCGGCCCCTCTCGATGCTTTTCTTGTCGTACTCATAGAGACCGAACTCCCGGACGGCGTTCTCCTGGTCTGGCGACACGGTCATCATCTTGAAGGTCAGGAGCTTCTGCACTCGGGAGATTCCCAGCGCCACGTCGTTCTCGGCGTCGCGGATCAGCACGTTGTAACCGATGCCCCTGGTGGCCCGCTTGATCTCCTCCATCAGGCCACGGGCCGAGGGGTCGATGAAGGTATAAAAATAGCTGCATGAGTAGGTTTCATGCAGCAGGTTCAAAAACTTGACGAAGTCCCCGGCGTACTCGCTGGGACTTTTCTGCGTTCCGGTCTCCCGGCCGCTGTGGTAGTATTCCGCCAGGCCGTCCAGCTTGTGCTCGTACTCATTCAGGCCGGCCGCCTGGTATGTTGTGGCGTTCTGCTGGCCATAGTCCACGCCGATGCCGATGATCCGGTAGTGGTCGCGGCTCGGGCGCTGGATGGCAGCATCGCCGAACATATAGTAAATAAGCTCGTCCACGCCGATGCTGAGACCGAGCCAGAGCCATCTCCACTGGCGCTCATCCACTTCGTGGAGGATCTCAGCCGCCTCGATCAGCTTGGCGCCCAGCCACTCAGGAGGCACGTCCCGGTAGTCCACATGGACGTGGATGCAGTCCGGGCGCTTCTCCATCTTCCGGCACCAGACCACCACGGGGGCGTTGGGGTTCTTCGGCGGGTTGTAGAGGTAGAGCATCTGGAAGCCTTCGGCGTTGCCTCTGATGAAGGTCGCCTCGATGTTCTGGAGCTCGTCCTCGCCTTCGCCGTCTGTGAAGAACTCGCTGACCTCATCCAGCAGCACGATCTTGATGGGCTTGCTCTCGTCGATGATGCCCTTGGTGTCGTCAATACTGTCGGATCCGGTGAAGTAGATGGTGTTGCCGTTTGGCTTGTATGTGATTTCCATGGGGCTGACCGTGATCTTGAACAGGCTCTCTGGCAGCCCCAGGCGCTTGATGGCTCGCTTGATTTCTTTATAGACCGTTTTCCGGAGTTTGTTATGGCGCTTCCGGATGACCACGGCGGAGCAGTCTTCCTCGCTGACGATCTTATACACGACCTCGATGGCAGCCTCTGAGGACTTGGTGCCGGCTCGCCCAGAGGTCAGGATCTTGTGCGTGTGCTCTCGATCATTGAAGGCCGGCCAGAACTTCGGGATGATCAGGTCACTGATGCGGGTCGTGCGTGTCATTGATGATCACCACCTTCCCGGCGTCATCGGAGCCGTCGTTCAGCTTAGCCTTCAGCAGATGAAGGCGAGCTTTCTGCTCCTCTGTGGCTGCGTCCCAGTCCTTGTGCAGCATCTCGTCGTATTGCTTAATCAGCCCCCGGAGCTCACTCTGAGCGCGTGCCTGTGCTTTCATAAAGTTGGCCTGCTTGTCCCAGGCCTGCTGGACTTCCCATTTCTCGCCCCATGACTCGGCGCCGCTGCGGTCCTCGATCTTCTCGATGGTCTTGTCTTCAGCGTCTTTAACATAGGCGATCTTCTGGGCCCGGATGATGGCAGCGTAGGCCAGCTGGATCTGGGTCCAGAGAAGATCCAGGGGGGAGGAGCCCGCTGTCAGGTGCAGCAGTTCCAGTGTCTCCTCTGGGAGATACTTGGACAGGAAGCCGAACTTCTCGGCGTTCTTGTTACCGGGTGGCCCGGTGGCGTTCTTGTTACCAGGCTGCCCTCCTCGTTTGCGAGCGTTCGGTTTTTTAGGTTGCGAGCGCTCGGTTTCTTCGGGGGCGTCCCATTTGTAGGTGCATTTCCATCGGCGGACAGTCCCCTCCGGGATGTCCAGCTTCCGGGAGATTTCTATGAGTTTAAGGCCCTGCCGATACAATGCAAGGGCCTCGTCCACTTTCGAGTTCCTTGCTTTTGGCATGGTCTCGCCGCCTCCTATTCGTCGTTTCGATAAACGGAAAAGAGCAGGCCCTTTCGGTCCTGCTCTCATTCGTCCACTCTACCAGTATAACACGTTCTGGTTTGCAATGTTCGCCGACTTTCTAAAAGTCGTTCAGTAGTTCGTCCTCGGCCTCCTGGATGCGCTTGGTGGCCGTGTCGAAGTATTGGTCGCCCAGCTCGATGCCGATGAAGTTCCGGCCCTCCTGGACGCAAGCGACGCCCGTGCTGCCGGATCCCATGAAGCAGTCCACCACGGTCCCCCCCCTTGGACAGATCTGGATCAGGGCCTTCAGGAGCTCCACGGGCTTCTCCGTCTGGTGGTGCTTCTGCTTGGTGTTGACGCCGTTGATGTGATAGATGCCTGGCATGGCCTTGGCGCCCTGGGCTGCCTTCCAGTCCACCTCTTTCCGGCCGTTGGTGCCCCAGACGATGTACTCGCAGTCGTTACGAAAGCGGCCGGGGATGTTTCGGCTGATGCCCTTGTCCCAGACAATGACCCCACGCCATACCCAGCCGGCCATCTGGATCGCGTCCGTCATGGCCGGAAGGTTTCGCCAGTCGATGAAGGCGGCGATGGTGCCGCCTTCCTTGGTCAACTCTCTGAGCTCCATGCTGACATGGGTCATAAACTGGATGAAGCTGTGCTGGTCCATGTTGTCACCGGAGAAGCTGGGGAAGCGTGCCGCACCGTTGAAGTCGGCGTCGGTGTACTTGACGCGGGTGTCCTGTTTGCGGTCGCCGGCAAACAGGCCGCCGCTGGAATATGGCGGATCTATCAGAACGAGATCCGCGCAGCCGGGCTCCAGCTGCCGCAGAAGGTCGAGACAGTTGCCTTTTAACAGTTTGATCATCCTAAAACCTCCCCCAGATGGGTGACGCCCATCTTCCTGAAATGATACGCCCTGCGGACGCTGTAGTTGATGGCGTCAGCCACCTCGGTCATCGGCGCCCGTGCTATGTAGAACTCGGTCAGCACGGTTCTCTCGTAGTCGTCCTCCAGCGTCTCAATGGCGTCGCTGATCTCGATGACCAGGGAGGCCTTCTCACGCCGGAGCTGTTCGATCTCTCGGTCCAGCTCGTCCACTCTGACGATGACGTCGGCCATCTTATCGGTCGGAGTGCTCTGGACCCTGTCACGGTCATAGCGGATGGCGCCAGGCAGCAGGCAGGCCCTCAGCTCGTCCCGCTGGGTCTCTTTCCGTCTGATGATGATCTCCTTGCGGCGGATCTGCATCAGGAAGTCATAGGTCTCGTCTAAAGTCATGACAGCGTCACCTCCTTCGTGAGAAGCTGCTCCAGGCTGACGATGATCTTGTCGGTGCCCAGGGCGAAGCCCAGCTCGCGGCTGGCGCCGATGGATCGCTCCCAGCCGGGAAGCTGCACCAGGTAGTCAGCAGTGGACAGGAGCTCCAGGTCGATCCGCATGATTTCCTCGTAGCTCATGCACTCGACGGGAATGGCGTCATCAATCGCCGCAGGGTTAATGACATTGTAGCCCATCTCCTTCAGCGCGGCGGCAGCCTTCGCAAACTGACGCCGGTAGTCTTTATGGCCCGTAATGGGACCGCTTAAATATCCGATCATCTGAAAATCCTCCCTGTCTTTTTTTGTGTTTTATCGTGATGCGGCCGACTATTTCAAAGCCAGCCATGTCAGCCAAAAGGCGGAAGGTGTGGATCAGGTCCTTGTTCTTTCGCTCGGCCTCGTTTTCTTCTTGTATGACGTTTTTGGTGCCGAGATAGGCTGTCACATCGAGATAGCCCTCCGCGTTTCTCCTCGGGTCGCTCATTTATTTCTCCTTTCTTTCAGTGCTGCCATCAAGGCCGCCTGACTGGTGTCCTTTGCCTCCAGGGCATCCATGACCTGCTCGTCCACGGTGCCCTCTGCGATCAGGTGGTGGATGATCACCGGCTTCTCCTGGCCCTGCCGATAGAGGCGGGCGTTGGCCTGCTGGTAGAGTTCCAGGCTCCAGGTGAGGCCGTACCACACGATCACATGGCCGCCCTCCTGGAGATTGAGGCCGTAGCCCACACTGGCCGGATGCGCCAGGAGCACCTGGACCTCGCCAGCGTTCCACTCTGCGATGTCCTCCGGGCCGTCCAAAGTCCGGGCCTCGGGGATCGCTGCCCGGATAGCGTCCAGGTCGTGCTTGTAGCTGTAAAATACCAGGACAGGGCTGTCGGTGGTGTCGATAATCTCCAGCAGCGCCTCCAGCTTTGCATTATGCAGCCGGACGACATTGCCCTCGTGGGAGTAGACGCTGCCGTTGGCAATCTGTAGGAGCTTGGTCATCACGGCGGCCGCGTTCAGGGCGACCACGTCCTCGTCGTCGATGTGAAGCAGCTGCTCGGCCTCCATGGTCTTGTACTGCTTCATCTCCTGGGGGCTCAGCTTGACCGGGATCCGGTTGTCGATCCGCTTCGGCAGCTTCAGGTAGTCAGCCGCGCTCATGCTGATGCAGATGTCGCTGATGGCGGCCTCGATCTTCTCCCTGGCTCCCCGAAGGGGCTCCCACTTGAAGACGATGTAACCGTTCCGGGCTCCCGGCCGGAAGTATTTCTCGCGGTAGGCGCCCAGCGTGTGGCCCAGGCGTTCGCCACGGTCCAGCAGGTAGATCTCAGCCCAGAGGTCCATGAGACCGTTGGCCGAAGGAGTGCCGGTCAGACCGACGACCCTGCTCACCTTCGGCATGACCTTCCGGAGAGCCCGGAAGCGTTTGGCCTGGGGGTTTTTGAAGCTGGAGAGCTCGTCGATCACGATCATGTCGAAGGGCCAGCCGGTCTTCAGCTTCTGGTAGAGATCCACCAGCCAGACCACGTTGTCGCGGCCGATGACGTAGATGTCGGCGTCCGTGGTCAGCGCCCGGCGCCGCTGCTCCGGTGATCCCAGCACCTTGCTGACGCGAAGGTGACGGAGATGGTCCCACTTGGCGTGCTCTCGTGTCCAGGTGTCCTCGGCCACTCGCTTCGGCGCGATGACCAGGACGCGATCCACCTCGAACATCTCGTTGATCAGGATGTCGATGGCGGTCATGGTGATGACGGTCTTGCCCAGGCCCATCTCCAGCAGCATCCCGGCCTTCGGGTGCTCCAGGATGAAGTTGGTGGCCCTTGTTTGGTAGTCGTGGGGGGTGTACTTCATCAGCTGATCACCTCCCTGATCCAGGCTCGCGCCTCCTTCATGCCTGCGATCACTGCCACGTTGCAGCCCAGCTTCTGGAGTCGTTCGATCTGCCATTCCTGGATCTTTTTCGGGACCTCGCCGTCCTTCTTCAGTTCGATAAACCACACCTGGCCCCCTGGCAGTATTGCGATCCGGTCAGGCACGCCATCATTGCCGGGGCTGGTGAACTTCATCGCGACGCCGCCCAGTTGCTGGATCTTCTCGCGCAGCCATTTTTCTATGTCTCGTTCTCGTTTTTCCATGGGTGTCCTCCTTGTCCACAAGTTTCGCCGAAAATTTTCAATATAGGCCCTGTGTATATGCGCGAGGGCGTTTTACGGGCGCTCTTGCGGTTGTAATAATAAAAATTCATATAATACTTGTGGTCACTTGTGGACTTGTGGAAAAGCCTTGTAAAATCAAGGCTTTTCCGTGTCCACATATCTGTCCACAAGCTGACTTGTGGACTCCGTTCAGGTGTCCACAGGTGTGAGCGTCCACAAGTTCAAATCCACATCATTCCTCGACTCTTGTGTACACTCGCTGGTGGCCGTAGCCTGGGACCCTCGCTTCCCTGCCGGTCTTTTCCCAGCCGGGGATCCTCGCCATGATGCCGGCGATGTCGTAGCCGTCCTGGCGCTTCCAGGCGTTCTTTGGCCGCCCCCAGCACTCGCAGAAGATCTCACGGGCGCAGACCTTAGTCCGGCGCATGGTGCAGTCCACCTTCACGTCCAGGACGTCACGCTGCTGGAAGAAGTCCACGCGCTTCGCCATGTCCCAGCTGTACCAGTCCGCCGGCAGTAGGGTCTCCAGGTAGTCGATGACCTCGCCCTCGCGGTCGTCGTACTCGATGGCCTCGCGCTGCATCTTCGCAGCCTCCAGCTCCATCGCGGCGTCCAGATAAGAGGTCTCGCCCTCGGCCACGAGGATCATGGTCTCGGCCCAGATCTGAGCGCGGGTGTCTTCGGTCATATCCCAGACACTGAGGCGGCCGCCGCCGTTGACAGGCACGGGCCAGAAGCGCCGGTTGCCGGTGGTGTCTCTCAGGAAGCCGGTTGTGCTGTTCGTGGTGCCGCAGATGATGCAGGTCCTCGGGTGATGTTCCACGACGCGGCCGTAGGCTGCGCGGTACTCATCCACCTGGCGGCTGATGAAGCCCTTCATAATATCCACGTCGGCCTTGCGGGTGCCTTGCATCTCGCCGATCTCCATGATCCAGACGCCCTGGAGCTTCTCGGCTGCGGTCTTGTCCCTGGTGTCGGCCAGGCTGAGGGAGTCGCTGAACCATTTCCCGCCCAGCTTCCGGAGCAGGGTGCTCTTGCCGATGCCGGGCTTGCCATCCAGGACGAGGACGGTGTCGAACTTGCAGCCAGGCTGCAGCACGCGCTGGACGGCTCCGATGAGGGTCTTGCGGGTGACGGCCCGGGTGTACTCGGTGTCCGGTGCCCCCAGGTAGTCGATCAGCAGCGTGTCGGCTCTTGGGACGCCGTCCCACTCAGGGAGCTGCTGGACATATTCCCGCAGCGGGTTGAAGCGGCGCTTGTCCGTTACGGTCGTGAGCGCTTTGCTGAAGCGGTTCTCCGGGAACTGGACGCCATACCGGTCGGCCACCCAGGTGTAGAGCTGGGCGTCGTCGGCGTCTCTCCAGTATTTGTTTGGGCGCGGCCAGGGCAGCTTGCCCTTGACCTCGATGCCGTTGCTCAGCTCGTTGTAGCGGATCCCTTGAAGGGCGGGCTCGTTCTCCAGGATCAGCACGGCGTTGGTGATCAGCGGCTTGACGTCGCCATTCTCGCCTCGGACCAGCTTCGTCTTCCAGCTGTCGTCGATGTCATCCGGGAGCGGTACGTTCTCAAATTCGAGCACCGCTCGCCCTTGGGTATCGTTCGCGAGCGTCAGACTCACGCCCGGATCTTCGCTGGCCCATTCGCGCATGGCCTTGTCGCTTGGGAGCTGCGTGATCGGCTTGTCCTCGTGGCCATCATCCAGGTGGCCGAACTTGTGGATGCGGACCAGGTCGAAGGCGTTGCAGAGCTGGCCGCCGGCGGGGTCGGTACTGTGGTTTGAATAGGCGAAGACGTCGCCGTCATAGACCACGAGGCCGGCAGCAGTTGAGCCGGCTGCGTAGGTGTAGCGGTCCTCTTTGGCCGTCTGGGTGTAGACGTCCGGCAGGAACTTGGCGATGGCCTGGGTGATCGTATAAGTGCGGCAGAAGGCGCCCACGATGCCCTTCTTGGTCAGCGGATCGCCCTGTTTGTCTGCTTGGCGCCTCCGGATCCCGGCCATGCGCGAGGACTCCGGCCAGTAGCTGGTGTCGGTCCAGTCCGGGTACTCTGCCAGGATGGAGTCAGCCGCCAGGAAGGGGGCGTCGTAGTATTGGAAGAAGGGCTCGACGTCCACACTATGGCTCGGCCAGTACATCAGACGGGTCGGCTGGAAGGTGGAGTCGTCGAAGTAGTCGATGCCGATCTTCTCGGCGATCTTGCGGGCGATGGCCTCGTACTCGTCCGGCGTGACCTCTCTGTCAAGAGGCATGATCAGACGGTAGCGGGGCTTCGCCTTGGTGTGCTTATGTGTGGAGTAGACCGCCAGGGCGTTGTCGATCTCCAGGTTGTCGATGATGTTGTCCCAGAACTCGGCCGGAGGGAAGTCCAGGTCGAGGGTGAGCAGCTGGCGGGCCGTGACGTAGCCGGTCTTGCGGCGGCCATCCCTCAGATGACCGCCGACGAAGCCGCCGATGTCCTTGATCTTGTCCTGCTGCTCCTTGCTCATCTTCATGTACTCGGCGTGGGTCTCTGTGGTCTCCATGGAGCGGGAGAGCTTATTCAGGAGAGCCGCCCAGCTCATGGTCTTATTCTTCCAGGAGGTCTCGAAGCGGCTGCGGCCGGTCGAGATCAGGAGGTCGCCGTTGTACTTGACCATGAACAGGGGCAGGGTGAGTTTTTCCGCTGTGTTGGTCATGGTCTCAGCACCTCCGCGTTCTGTCTTAATTTTTCAGCCGTGGCCTCAGCGGCCTCGAACTCGCGCTTTTTCTTCCGGAAGGCTGAGAGGGCTCCGGAGCGCTCGGCGGTCAGCTTCTTCAGCTGTTCCCGCTCCTCGTGCAGCCGTTCAGGGTATCCCAGCTGGCGGGCCCTCTTTGGCTGCTCTTTGATGCAGGCCCGGAGGGCGGTGATCCGGCGCTTGGCCGTCTCGATCTGCGGCTCCAGGTCCGCTGCTTTTTGGTGGTGGTTTACTGCCTCGTTGGCGAGGCTCTTGCGGCCGTCCAGGATCTTCTGGGCTCGGCTCTCGCAGGCCCCGGCCAGCTGCATCCGGATGACGTCCTGATGCTTAAAGTCCAGGGCGACCACCCGGAGGAGCTTCCGGATCCTGGCTGTGCTTGTTGGGAAAAAGGCGTCCGGGTTGATGGTCATGTAGCCGGTCTCCCAGCGTATAGTGATAGGCTCCATCGCTGTCCTCCTTGCTTGTAGATGGTTTATGTCGGGGGCACGAGGCCCCCGGGATTTACGATAACTTGATCAGGAAAGCCGGGCGGACGCCGATGGAGTTCGAGGCGTTCCAGGCGTTGGCATCACCGAAGTCGGTGACACCGCAGAAATGCGTCGCCGACTGGACGTACTTGTTCTGGAGCCATCCCCACTCGTAGCTCTCGCCTTTGCGTTCGGCGACACGGTTGGCGCGTTCCTTCATCAGAGGCCACTGCTCGCTGTCGTCAGGCTCCACGGCGCCGGAGTTGTACCAGTCATCGTGCCCGAACATCTCGCCGTAGAACGGCAGACGGAGCAGATCGCCGTTGTCGAAGGGCGCCAGCTCCAGACCAGTGAAGTCCTTCAGAATCTTCTCGCTGTTGAGCTCCTCGCGGAGATCGCTCTCCTGGTAGCCGCCCTTGTTGGTGTTCTTCTCGTTCATCTGCATGGCCCTGTCGAGATACTGGTCCAGAAGGAAAAGAGCCAGGCCTTTGCCAGGCAGAGCCTGGCAGGTGGCGGTATAGTGGCCGACCTGGATGCGGTCGCCGATCTGGATCTCGTTGGTTTCGATGGTCATGGTGCGGTTAATTTTCATTTGTGTGTCCTCCTTAGTCTTTCATGTAGAACGGGGTCTCGTAGCCGTCGCCCCGTAGTGGTAAACCGGGCGCCCAGGGGATCGCCTCGCCCATGCAGGCGTTGATCCGCTCCAGCGCGTCAGTGTCTTCGATTGGCACGTCAACGATCATTTCGTCATGGACGTGCATCACGATGTTATAGCCCAGAGCTGCGACCCTCTGCATGGATATGGCCAGGCAGTCTCTGGCGATGGCTTGGGTGATGTTCTCGACCAGCTTGCCGCCGTAGGTCTCAGTCTCTCCCCATTGCTTGGTTTCCTGATTGACTCCCATGTAGACAATGTGCTCGCGGCCGTCCCTCGGGTCCATCTTCAGGTGGGTGTTCCAGTAGCAGAGCTTCCGGCCGCTGGGCAGCTTGATGAACAGGTTGCCGTTGATGTAGCCGAAGGCGATGCCGTTCTTCAGCCGGACGGTGCGGTGTTCTTCGATGACTGTCCTGGCCGCCATCTCGCAGTTGCGCCAGAGCTTCACCACGCTGGGGTTGGCCCCCCGCCACTGGTCCACGACGCTCGGGAGTTCGTCCTCCGGGATGGTGCCGCCTTTGTCCATGCGCTTCATGGCGCCGACGCCGCCTTGGTAGCCGCAGGCCAGAACTGCGACCTTTCCCTTTTGGCGGAGGTGGCTGTTGGCTCCGTGCTTTTCCACGGGCACGTGGTACATCATGGAGGCGGTCTCGCAATAGATGTCCTTGCCCTGCCGGAAAGCCTCCAGGGTCCATTCCTCGCCGGCGATCCACGCCAGCACTCGGGCCTCGATGGCTGAGAAGTCAGAGACCACGAAGCGACAGCCTTCTGATGGGATGAAGGCCGTCCGGATCAGCTCAGAGAAGACGAAGGCCGTCTCTCCGAACAGCGTGCCCATGGTCTCGAAGTCTCCCTCGGCCGCCAGCTCGCGGGCCAGGGCCAGATCCGGCAGCGTGTTCTTGGCCAGGTTGTGCGTCTGCACCAGACGGCCGGCCCAGCGTCCGGAGCGGTTGGCGCCGTAGAACTGAAGGATGCCTCGCAGCCGGTGATCCTGGCAGTGCGCCACCAGCATCGTGCTGTACTTGGCCACGCTGGTCTTGCCCAGCGCGGTGCGGATCTCCAGCACTCTCCGGACGATGTCCGGGAGATCCGGATCTCGCAGCGCTTCGGTGATGGTGTCCCTGGTGACGCTGGTCATCTCCACGCCCTGCTCTGCGAGCCAGCGCTTCAGCTGGGCCAGGCTGTTTGGGTTTTTCAGCCCAGTGAGCTCCTGGGCTTCTTCCTGGAGCTCCTGCCGGCGCCGGGTGTCATATTCGACGATTTTCTCGACCATGGGGATGTCGAGCGCCACGCCGTTGTCGTTCATGTGTTGGTCCAGAGCCCAGAGCTCCTGCTCTGACTCCGGTGTCTTGTAGATGGATAGCTTCCGTAGGATCTCCTGCTCGGTCACAACGTCCTGCCGGTTGTAGCTCTTGTAGAGTTGCCACTTGGCCGGGTCATGCTGTGGGAGGTTGCGCGTCCTCTGGCCGTTGGTCCGGGTCGGCTTGCACGGCTTCGAGAAGAACTGGATCAGAGCCTTGCCCTGGGGGTCCTTCAGCTTCTCGGGAGGAAGGCCCAGCGCCTCGCCGGCGCCTGCCAGATTGCCCGGCAGGCCCAGCGTCAGCGCCTTGACCATCGTGCAGCGCCACTCCTCCGGCGGCATGGGCTTCTGGAGCCACTTGGCCAGACAGGTGCGCTCGAAGTTCGCGTTGAAGGCGGTCTTGACGATCTGGGGATCGAGGAGGGCCTCGCAGAACTCGGCCATCATGTCAGGATCAGCATCGAAGCAGTCGATGGTCTTGACGTTGTCCTCGCCCCAGTCGTCGAAGATGTACGAGATGAGCAGGATGTCGAAGTCGGGCGCCTCCACGTAGGCGTAGACGCCCGCCTCGGCCAGGTCCACGGAGCTATAGGTTTCTATATCCACGCCCATAACTCGGTGCATCTGTATGTCCTCCTTAGAAGTCCTCGTCGTCCTCGAAGTCGTCGCCGCCGAAGTCGGACTCGGCAGAAGCGCGGGCAGCGCCCAGGCGGTCGTCGTCCTTCAGCTTCTGGATGTTATTCAGGCCGACGCCGACACCCTTGTTGCCGTTGGTGTTGAAGGGGAAGAAGTTGATGGAGGCGCGGCCCCAGCAGCCGGAGTAGACCTCGTCGGGGTCCAGGATCTCGTTCAGATCCTTGTCCACGATGCCGGGCTTCTGGGTGCTGTTGCAGTTGAGGAAGTACATACCCTCGTACTCAGGAGCCTCATCGGCACGCTCGGCGTCGCCGTCGCGCAGAGGCTGCTTCAGGTTAGCGGGCTTCTTGCCGCCCCACTTGGAGCTGATGCCGTCCTGGACAGCTGCGTCGATGGCTGCCTTGATCTTCTTGATGGTGGCCTTGTCCTCTTTAGGGATCAGCAGGCACACGCTGTACTTGGCGTCCTGGCCAGCCTGGAAGGCGCGGCTCTTGAAGATGTTCACATAGCTGAAACGAACTTTTCCGGTGATAACTTTGGTAGTAGACATTTTATAATCCTCCTTAATTAGAACGGCGCGACTTCGTCGTCGCCGGTGGTGAAGTCGGCCTGAGCCGCTTCGGTTGTGTTGATGGCTTCGCGTTTATCAGACTCCGGCACGAGGACCGGCTTGCCTGCGGGTTTGATCAGCAGGTCGCCCAGAGTGGCGGCCAGCTTCTTCTTGCCGACGAGCTTCTCCATCTCGGTGATGCCGTAGAGCTTGCGCTGGTAGAGCATTGCCTCGTCGAAGCCGGCAGCCTTCAGCTTGTCGGCCACCTGGATCTCGTCTGCGTACTTGCGATTGCTGCGACCTTCGACCAGCTTCCAGCCGTCGTAGTGCTCACCGGCCAGGGCCTGCTCCAGAGCGTAGGCGCTGACCTCCTCGGCCCACTTCTTCAGGTGCTCGGCCTTGGCCAGCACTTCGCCGATCTCCTCGCTGGAGAGCAGCGGGGGCTTCTGGAACTCCATCCGGGCCAGATCCAGGTTGAACTCGGCACGCTTGCGGCAGCGAGCCTTCGCCGGGCAGAAGCGGCACCAGTCGCCGGCCACAAAGTAGTCGGAGCCCTCCATGGCCATGATGGCGCGGGGCGCGACTTCCTCCTCGCCCCAGAGCAGCAGCTCCTTCAGGATGACGACCTCGCTGTCAACGTGATCGAGGCGGGGCTGGACGACGGTGGTCTTCACGGTGTCGAAGTCGTAGAGATCGCCGAACAGAGAGACGGCGCCCAGGCCGTAGAGGCGGAACTGGGGGTTGTTCTTGGCCTCGACCTTGATACCTTTGCCGTACTTCAGGTCGATGACCTGGATCATGCTGCCGCCGATGATCACGGCGTCGGAAGTGCCGAAGCCCTCCGGGATCCATTGGGAAAGATCGAGGCGCTGCTCGATCATCAGCTCGGCGCCTTCGCCGGCTGCGGCGAACTCCTCCAGGACGGTCTCGACATAGAAGTCAGTGGCCTCGTCCATCTCGCCGTTGTAGTAGTCGTCCTGCTGGATCTTGGCCAGGCGCTTCTTGTACTGGGCGTCGGTGATCTCATGCAGGACGTGGCGGAGCTTCAGCTCGGCCAGGCTGTGGGCGACTGTTCCCTCGTCGGCGTAGCTGCTGGAGCCGGGATCCGGACACTGATCAGACAGGGCGACGGATCCGGGGCAGTTGATCCAGCGGTATGCGGCCGATGCGGAGCAGCGGGCGTGCTTAGTCGGCATTGGTTTCCTCCTTTACTGCTTCCATGAGCTTCGGCAGGTCAGCGAGTGCGACCTCGGTGAGCTTGCCCTTGCCGGTCTGCTCGTTGATGAGTTCCGCCGCACGGTTGTAGCCGCGCTTCTTGTTGAGGGCCGCGAGCTGCTTGCGGACGGTGATGCGGAAGTCCTCGGTCACTTCTGCGGGCGCTGCGGGTGCAGCCTCGTCAGCAGACTCAGGAGAGGGCTCAGCTTCCGCAGGGGCGGTCTTTTCGACCTTCTTGGTGTTCTTCTTAGGGGCAGGGTCCTCCGGTGCTTTCTGGGGCTCCTGGACGGCCTCAGCGGGTGCAGGAGCGTCCTCTGTTTCCTTGGATGCCTGGGCGAGCAGGTTCGGGGACTCGACGCCCATGTACTGCTTGAACTCGTTCAGGTTTGCAAATTCGACGGTGATCTTCATGCTTTTATTTCCTCCTTGTTTGTGTTATACTGGGACTGTGTTCTATTGGGCTCCGAGGCATTAGCTCCGGGGCTCAATCTTTTTGTGCAGCCATAGGCACCACCTCCTTCACAGTCTCAGGCTCCTCAGCCTCTGCGGTTTCCACGCTTCTCAGGATCGCCCGGTAGGCCGAGCGGGCCAGCATTGTCAGGTCAATGTCTTCCATGCGCTTGTCCTCCTTAAATGGTTTTGATGGTCTGATGACCTATGCAGCCGGTCCCCCCGCTCCCACACAAACCAGGAGTAGCTGGTGGCGTCGGTGCCTCGGCCGGTGAAGCTGGGGCGCTTGTGCAGGGTGTAGAGACCGCTGAGCGGGTGCTCCTGCCACCACTTGAAGCGCTTCTCGCTCTCCAGGAAGTTCGTCCGGAGCAGGAAGATCAGCAGGCCGCCAGGGTGTAGCAGCTCCAGGCTCTTGTTGATGAAGTCCAGGGCCAGACTGTAGGGCGGGTTGCCTATGATGACATCGTAGCCGCAGTCGGGCTCGTAGTCGAAGAAGCTGCCGATTGTGACGTTGTCAGCCAGAGCTTCCAGGGTGCCCCGCTCCTCCGGTCGCAGCTCCACGGCGTCGATCCGGTTGTCGTATCCGCCTTCCCTCAGCACTCTGACGATCTGGCCGTTGCCGGCAGAAGGCTCCAGGATGCGGTCGCCGGAGCTGATGCCATCGAAGTTGGCCAGGAAGGCCCGGACGGTTTCCGGCGGGGTGGCATAGAAGTCATAAGCCTTGCGCTCGCAGCCTCGGTTTGTGGCGCTCATTGTGGTGTCCACCTGCTTCCTTCGCAGATGAAGTAGTCGTCGGCCGGGATGTAACTCTCCAGGACGAGAGCGGTCGGGCTGCCATCGTGGCTGCAGCAGGCGTCACAGATGTGATCGCCTTCGCCTATCGGTTGCATATTGGCGCAGGTCTCGCAGCACTTGAAGAGCTCCGGCTTGCGTTGTCTGTTCTTTCTTCCCATGTGTGTCCTCCTTCAAATCGAGCACGATACGTGCACTTAATTCGTAAAAAAAATATAGCTCACGCTGCGGTTGTAGAATTTAGCCAGCTTGATCTTGATCTCGTCGCGAGGGACTCGCTCACCGGCCTCGTACATAGCCAGAGCGGAGACGCTGATGCCGCAGGCCTCAGCCACTTCCTGGCGGCTCCTGTTGCCTCTCAGTTTTCTGAGCTTTTCAGCCATGACTTTGTTGTTCATGCTTGTCCTCCTTTCTTATTTCTGAACCTTCTTCTGGAGCTTCAGCCAGATCTTCATGGTGTCACGGGTGATATAAAACGATCCGCACACGGCGATGAAGTGGTCGAGGCAGGTGTGGACCACCTCGCCCTCGATGACGTACTTGGCGCCGATCCAGCAGAGCTCGAAGGCGGTCAAAGTGCCCAGCAGGCAGGCGAGATAATTGGAATAATACTTGAAGCGGGTCATTGTTGTGTGTCCTCCTTTTCTTTGGTGGCGGCGAGCGCGTCGCACCACTCGATAAATGCTCGTAAAATGGGGTTGGTGTTGCCCTGGTCAGCCCAGCCGGCGAAGCCGATCCAGCCGTCAGCGTTGAAACTGATGCACTCCCGGCGCTCGAAGTAGTGGCTGTTGACGTAGAGGAAGCAGCTGATCAGGGTGCCGTTGGTCTTCCGTTTGAGGTCGATCCGGCGGCTCAGGTACATGGAACCCATCGAGGTCTCGCAGTCTGCGTTGGCCTTCTTGATGTGCTTGTTCAGCGACATGACCAGAGTCAGGATGTCGCCCTCGGTCACGTCGGCATAGGTGAGGCCCTTGCCGGCGAAGTAGGCCCGGGCCTCGTTATTGGTGCAGACGGGGAGGGTCCCCGCCTTTCTCATATATGCAGCCATCAGTCCGTCCTCCTTTACTTCCCGGCGACCAGCAGGTCGTAGAGCTTAGCCTTCAGTTGGATGACTTCGGCCTCGGCGGCCTCAGCACGACGCTGGGCCTCTCCAGCGGCGGTCGCTTCTTCATCACATCTCTGGCCATTCCAGCGGGCGGTCTCCTGGGTCTGCTTCAGCTGATCCTTCAGCTTTGCAATCTCTGCGTCCTTTTCCTCGGCGACCGCGTGGGCAGCAGCATGGGCGGCCTCGTAGTCCTTCACGGCCTCGGACAGCTTGTCCTCCAGTTCTGCGACGCGCTTCTCAGCGTTGCGGGCGCGGTCAGCCATGGAGCAGGCCCAGTCGTTGTCGATGTTTTCAGCGGCCAGGTCGAAGCAGCCCTCGAAGGCGGTGGCCAGGTAGGAGTCCGGGCCCAGCTGCTCGACCATCTTCCGGATCTTCTCCAGGGTGTCGCGCTCCTGTTGTCTGGTGGCCGGGATATTGGTGCTGGCCAGCTCTATGCTGATGATGGTGGCCGTGCTGTGACGGTAGCACTCGCCGAAGTCTTTGCGGGCCTGGCGCTCGTTGATGGCGGTGAAGTGGTCGGTGCCCTGGGTCCCGTTTTCGCGGGTAAAAATAATCTTGTAGGTGTTCATCGTGTGCCCTCCTGTCGTTGTGGGGTCTCTTGCGTGCACGTTTCGTGCACATTCACAATATAGCACACGCATCGTGCTCTGTCAAGCACATTTCGTGAAAATTTAATTGAAATTTTTGCACGTTATGTGTATAATCAAAGTATCTAAATAAGGGAGGTCATTCTTATGGCTGAATTTGCAAAAATCTTTAAGAAATTACGACTGGAGCGGGAGCTGTCTCAGAGCAGACTGGCCGACCAGCCTGGCATATCAAAGAGCGCTGTCAATATGTATGAACGCGGAGACCGCCGCCCCGATTTCGAGACGGCGGAAGTGATCGCGGACTTTTTCAATGTAGATATGAACTATTTGCTGGGGTATTCTGATAAAATCACGCGGCTGTCCGGGGATCACACCGACCCCACATCCGGCCCCTGCGTTGAAGTTACTGCTGCGGAGCTGGAGCTGCTGAAGGCTTTCCGGCACGCCGGAGCTGAGACCCAGGCAGCGATCAGAGCGATCCTGCACATTTAACGGGAGGACCCCGGGAAGGGAGGACGGTGCCATGCGCGGCGTCATTTATGCGAGATATTCACCAGGCCCGCACCAGACGGAGCAGTCCATCGAGGGCCAGGTTGCCGACTGCCAGCAGTATGCTGAGGAGCACGGCATTGACATCATAGAAATATATGCAGACCGGCACGTCTCTGGGAAGAGCGATGTCGGCCGTGACGAGTTCCAGCGGATGTTACGAGACGCGGAGAAGGGCCGCTTCGACCGCGTCCTGGTGTGGAAGATCGACCGCTTCGGTCGGGATCGCCAGGACATTGCTATGGGAAAAATGGCCTTGAAGCGGGCGGGTGTCAAGCTGATGTACGCCAGGGAGAGCGTCCCGGAGGGCCCGGAGGGGATCATCCTGGAGAGCGTACTGGAGGGCCTGGCTGAGTATTACTCCGCCGATCTCCGCCAGAAGGTCATCAGAGGCATGAAGGAGACCGCGAAGAAGGGTCAGTATTGCGGCCAGTCTCTGCCGATAGGGTATAAAGTAGACGCCGAGCGTCACATCGTCGTGGATGAGCGCGAGGCGGCAGTTGTCCGGGAGGCGTTCAAGCTCCACATCGCTGGCGGCCAGATCCGGGACATCGTCCAGCTGTTCGCTGACCGTGGGATCATGGGCCGGCGCGGGAAGCCGGTCTCCAATGCGGTCGTCTATCGTATGCTGCGGAATGAGAAGTACCTGGGCGAGTTCTACATCCAGGACGTGAAGCTGAACGTGGAACCGATCATCGACCAGGCGACCTTCCTGGAAGCTGCCCGTCACTTTAAGACGAGCCGCAACAATGCGGCAGGGAGGGCGAAGGTGAACTATTTGCTGAGCTGTAAAATGTTCTGCGGGTATTGCGGCTCGATGATCAGCGCAGAGGCCGGCACCGGGAAGCTGGGGAAAGTGTACCGATATTACAAGTGCGGGGACAAAAAGCGCGGGAAGAAGTGCGAGCTGAAGCCGTTCCCGAAGGACCACCTGGAGGATGCGATCATCCTGGCCACGGTGAACGATATGCTGACCGATGAGATGATCGAGAAGCTGACCGTCCGGATCCTGGAAGTTCAGGAACAGGAAAACGCCGACGATCCCGTGGTGGGATTGCGTCGGCGTCTTGACTCAAATAAAAAGCGCCAGCGGAACTTGCTGGACGCGATAGAAGAAGGCGGAGCCCGTGGCCTGGTCTCTCGTTTGGCTGCCCTGGAGGAAGAGGAGGAGCAGCTGGTGCTGGAGATCCAGCGGGCAGAAATAAAAAGGCCCCGACTCACCCATGAGGTGGTCGAGGCCTGGCTGCGCTCCTTCCGCGTCGGAGACGTCACGGATGACGACTTCCGCGCTCGGTTAGTTGACACGTTCATCGCCCGAGTCGAGCTCCGCAACGATGAGGCGCTGATATTTTACAATATCCGAGAAAAGGGCCCGCACTCACGTGTTCGAGTACGGCCCGAATGGTGGAGC